TTATTGTATCCATATATTGAAGTAAATAGCAATTTGCCAGTTTTAACTCAATATTTATTGAGAGATTTGAGCGAACTAGATGTCTCTTCATTCATACAAATAACTAGGGCTATTCCGCGAACTGGCAATAATGGCGGCATTAATGACATAAGTTATGACTTAAGTCTCTCATATGTTAATAATAACAGCATTAAAATTATTACATGTGAAGCTATTAAACCTATTGTTTTTAATCGCGCTGTAAATTCAAATTATATAAAATTTAAATTACACGCAAAATCATATGATTTGTCTAGAATTGCCTATAGTGGAATCCCAAATTCTACACTAAGAACTTACGTTGACTACTCAATAAATAGCATAAGGGTTTTTAATTCACCAATAGATTATCAGCCGATTACTTTTACCGCCATTGATAGTTGTCAAAATAGTTTGGAACAACAACAAAGCATTACTTTTTATTTAAAAATTATTGATACTAAGCCTCCTAATGTAACAAAATTAACTAATATAAATTTTAATGACCCAAATAAGTTAGACTATCCGTTATTATCTTCAAGAGCCGTTAGTGAATTAGTTCAAGATATTAATTATTTTGATACTTATGAAAATAGTTATTTAAATCGTATAAAATATTATAAAAAAGTAAGTGATACTTCAAATATAGTGTTGTTAGACCCAGGAATAAACATTGAAGATATTGTTGATGGAAGTGTAAATTTTGTTAGTGGACTGTTTGAGTCTAGTGGCCATACTTTTAGTATTAGTGATATTAGTCTTACTTATTTTAAAGACCCTTCCTATATTGATGTGTCAAATGTTTTAACTGTTTCGGGCCAATACATTCAAAACTATAATATAAAGGATAAAGCAATTAATGTTATTGACGTATCAAGAGTTGTAGTTGTTAAACCATTTGGTCCTATAATCAGATTAAACTATCAGCAAGATAGTGAAAATAATAATTATACATGTATTTGCTTCAACGCTATGAAAAATTTATAGAAAAAGAAGGATATGTGAGAGATTTTAGTGACATTAATGACATTGGTTTTATGAAGGTTGCCATAGATTATAGTAATTTAAATGAAAATAAGGATGGCTCATATATAGTAGTTTATAGCGCAACTAATAGTTCTAATGTTTTGGGCACAGCAAAAAGAAATGTAGAAGTATATAGTCCTATTCTCTTAGAAAAGGTGGTTTCAATTAACTTTGTAAATTTAATAACTGGTCCATCAAATTTTAATAGCAATTCAAAATTTACGTTGGGTATTGGACTATACAACTTTGATGTATGCGCAAATTATGCTTTTAAATTAGTAACCCGCGATTTTGATACTAGTAATGGCCGCATATGATGTAAGTAATTTAATAAGCTTAACAAGTGCTCTTTATTATAATGTAAATGGTGAAACCTATTATTATGGAAGTAATGTTAGATTAACAATAAGTGGCGATTTTGAGAGATGTTCTCTCAAGTTTAATCCAGACACTAGTGGCTCTAGGAGTGCTAATTTTCAAAGTTATTTGAAAAATAACGAGTTTCGCTATTTTTTTATATATGATAATGCCAATTATTTTATAAATTTACAAAACTATTATAATAATTTGAGAGATTCAAGTAGTACACTTGCCAGTGTAACATCATTTGTAGTTGATGTGAGTAATTTAAATAATTCTGTTTCCAGTTCAGGTCCATATTTTACTATAAATGGTTTGAAACAAGACTTACATTTAAGATATGGAGTTTATAGATTTCAACAAACTAGTTTAAAAAATTTTTATAATCCAATCAAATTTTCTATAACACCAGACGGAACGCATAATGGCGGAGTAGAATATACAAAAACGGTTTTTTCACAAAACTTACCAGGTGTATCAAGACCGTTGCTATCAACCTATAATAATTTAAGTATATATACTCAGATTAGTATTAGTGCAACTACACCTACAATATTATATTATTATTCAGAAAAATTTAAAAATATGGGAGGCAAAATTGTGCTAAAAAACAATATAGTATTTCTTAAAAATGTAACCATTTTAAATAGTATTGTTATTACTAACAATATAAAAGACTTGTTTAGTAAAGGCAATAAATTTTTAAGTGTAAGTAATGAAGTAATGAGAAATAGAATAGTGTTAAACCAGCGCTTTGACACCAGTCTAAATGCAAATAGTATAAGCAAATAGTGTAAATGCAAATAGTGTAAATGCTATAAATATATGTTGTGTTACACAACATAATTTACAATATAATGTATTGTATGACTTAAATAAACATCCAAATAGACTGATTTTTAAGAATTATAATGACCCATCAACTGCGAATTATATTATAGCAAATANTGGCGCGATAAATGATTCAAATTTTTTGTTAAGNATATCAAATAGTGATTTGACTTTNTATAATAGTTATAACAGTTATATTACTTATTTTAATAGCATTTATGAATCCTCTTCAGTTATTATAAAAGCAATTGGTTTAACCAACTACGATAGAACATTAAAAAACATATTTTATAATAGCGCGTATAATAATAGTGGCCCTATTGTTAATACAAATAGTAGTTCTATAAATTCTGACAGTGTTGGCTTACTAAATAATGAAATTTTTAATTATATTTATTATTTTAAAAGAAATAATGTTATACCATCAAAATTGTTGGTTAAAGATTTTAGTTATGCTATTAGTGAATTTTTATTTGCTAAACAAGCAGAGGTATTAAATTTGGACTCCACAAATATTTATAATTATAGCTCATCAACCGGTTCGTTTTTAGTAGCACCACGAATAAAAATAACAAATATTATTGACAACTATGTTATGTTTTCATTAGATGTAGACTATGCTAATTTACACTTTCAGACTTTTGAATTTCTAGTATATAGTTCGAGCTTTACAACTTTTCCAAATCCAACAACTACTATTAGTAATGATAGACTAGTTTTTTTAAATGATTCACTTGTTATTGCTAATAATATGCTATATTCTAATGTTAATGATATAAGCGGATTTTATGATGGGTCAAGCGTTTTTAATAAAATGTATGAAAGTTCGAGCAATATGTTGACTACTAGAGAATTAACTATGCAAAATATGGTTTTTTTAAATATATTAGATAATACTTCAACTAGTGCTATATGTGGTATAACAAAGCAAAATATATATAATAATATGTATTTAGATGAAAGCAATAACTTTATTTTTCACAAATATAATGAACAAACAATTGTAAATTATCAGATTAATGATGAAAATTTAACATTAGCAAAAACATTGAGAGAAAATTCTAATAACGACCATTATTTATTAGATGTATGTTCAAATAGTTTTTACAATAGTTTTAACAATGATGGACTAACAGTTGAATCATTAAACAGCTTAACTAATAATAAAAACTATGGTATAGCATTAACATATAAAATATATGATGAAATAGATGTAAGCCTTAATTTTAACATGTTGGCTTCACTCTACATTTTACCAATATATCTTAATAATATTCCAATATATAGAAGAATAAGTAATGTTTATAGCACAGAGTATAACTATAATACCGGTTCATATAGCATAACCGAAGATGGAATAATTAGTGAAATAAGTATTAATGCTATTAGTAGTACAATATATGGAAATTATAACATTAGCTCGACTTCAAATACACTATCTAATGGCTTACATAGCAATAGTTATATTATTAATTTATACGACTATTTTGAACTAGATTTAGTTGCCAATCGTTTTCAAGANACTTCTTTTGATACAAACATTATTAATCCAAACAATTTGATTTATAAAATACTTGATATAAGTTCTAATAATAACAACTTCAATTTATATAATGTTGAGTCGTCTTATAANATTATTTTTGACAAACTGAATTTNACAATATTGAATAGTATGCAACTAAAATTGTTTTGTCTATATTTTAAACTAAACTATTTAGATTATAATATTAATATTTTATATGACGACACAACTAGCACAACTAGTATTCCTTACACTAACAGTGTAAATATTCAGTATTATTCAGATCTTTATACTAAATATAATATATTAAATACTTCTTTTACTAGCAATTTAGCTACTTCAACTATAAGTATGTTATATATAGAGCTAGTTAACAATACAATAAGTCTTATAACTTTTTATAATGAGTTACAAGCTAAATATGACCTATATAGTGTTAATGTAATAACACNAAATCCGATTTACAGCACTTATGTATTAAACACTAGTACAATAGATCAATTAGTAGAAGACATTAACAGTCTTGTAGAAAATATTGATTATGCCATTTTAAATTTAACTAGCAATTTTGAAGAAACTAGTCTAAGTACTGATAATCTTATTTTTACTAATTACTATAATATAGGTGCTATTGAATCTACTTTAGTAAGTTTTATTGAAATATATAATAAAAGCCAATCTACTTTTGCTAGAACAAATTCTATTTCTACCTCAATATATCGCCGTGATCTATTTAATTCTTCTAACTTTATTAACTTTCTTGATGTAACTAATTTAAATCCATATGTTTTTTTGGAAAATTTTAAATACAATTTGGATTCATTAAATGACTATTTTACAACAATTTTAGCTATAACCGGTGGCGCTGGTTATAAAATAACAACTCTTAATAATAGCCCTATAGAGTTAAGCTTAAATAGCGTAACAAATTTTGCTCAGTTTGTTACAAAAATGGATTTATTTAAAAATAGACTTAGTCCATTACTAACTAATTATAGTGCTTTTGAAGTAGCTCCAAGCAGTATTAAGTATATTAATAACACTTTTGAACTTAGTGGTTCGCAACTATTAATACATAGTAAGGTATCAAATAGCATTAATATGAAGATTAATATTAGATATAAGTCTTACTTTTTTAATTACATTGATATTTCCACAATATTATTAGATATTATTATACCTGATTTAACACCACCAGTCTTAACATTTGCAAATCATGATTTTAGTTTTAATCAAAACGACTTAATTGATAGTTCTATTAATTATGTAATAACAAACTTAATAAGTGATGTAAGTTATATTGATTTACATCAAAGTTATGATTTAAGTATTAATACTATTTATTATAGTTATTATACAGACATAACAAATATTATTTCCATTAATAATATACAGAATTCTTTAGTATCAATTGAGTTGCCATTANTAGAGAATAGTGACTTCATAAGTAGTTCTGCATTATTTATTGATATTTCATATATTGTAAAAGATAATGCAAATAATATTAATACTATTATACGTAAATTAATTATTAATAAGTCAGATGATGGTCCAAAATTTTATTATAAAGCTAGTGCATCTATATATGAAAAATTAANTAATACAACTCCTCCGCCTCCAGCTCCTCCTTATCCAATCACAGTAGATGAAACTATAAATATTGGCACACTTAAAGCTAATCTTACAGATTTAATAAAAATAATAGATCCGCGTTTGGCATTATCCAATACTTATTTAGGACCTTATATTAGCGTAGGTGAATTTACTGATAATTATAGTAGTGCATTAATAGGTATTAATGTTATACACATTTATGATTTGTCGCGCACCAATATAATGTATCCTACTTATGACGCACGTAATATACATGCTACTTATGATGTAAGTAATAATAAATATATAGATTACGCCGATAAAGACGGGCAAGAATTGGCTAACATCAGTAAAATACTTTTAGATGCTGGAACTTATACATTAATATATATAAGCCAGGCAAGCACAGTAACAACTCGTATTACTAGTCAATATAGAACATTAACGGTAAACGCAGTTATTATTGAAGAGGAAGAAGAAGTAAAACCAATTATAACACATTGTTGTTATCCTAAAGTTGAATATAAACCGTGGTTACCAGATAATTATACATCCGGTTCTCAAAACTCGACAGTTATGAAACGTGTTAAATATATTATTAATAGAAATAGGTAGCGCCGCGATATATGTTATTTGAAAAGGGCTTAAAGAAGCGCATCAAATATTATAAAAAAGGACTTAAAGAAACGCGATATATATTATTTAAAAATGACTTAAAGAAACGCGATATATATTATTTGAAAAGGACTTAAAGAAACGCGATATATATTATTTAAAAATGACTTAAAGAAAATAAATAAAAAAATTGATTCTTTAAAATATTATTGTTATTATTAATAATAATAATAATATGAATTTGTCTAAAAATGAAATTAAAGTATATAATAATAGCGAATTAAAATTATATCAACAAGTTCAGTTAGAATTATTGGTTTGTGAGTTAACAGAAATTAAAAGTTTATTAACTTTATTTTATAGCAATGAAACAAAAGCTAACTTACATAACAAACAAAAATTATATGAAAAATATGAGANAAAATTAACAGAAAAAATTGCTAATAGTAAACGATTATTGAAAAACACCAAAANTCGTTTATCTAATAATATTAGTAAATGTATGAGCTAAGAAAACGCTTTGTTTCATATATATTGTTTATATCATTGGTTCTAAGTTATCAATATTAAAAAGCGCGCTTGTGTTATTTATTTTTTTCTTGGCAATTTGATATTTTTCAAATAATGGATTTTTCAAGACATTTTGCGGTGTATGTTTATGAACTATGCGCGCTATCATTTTATATAGCTTGAAGTCTGGATATCTCTCTGAACCATCATTTTTATACAATATATTTTTATTTTTATCATCAAATACCCATTCTATTATAATTTTTTTAATAGAAGACTTTACTTTTTTAATGTTGTCTAAATCTTCAATAAAATAATCAAATAAACTGCACCCTAATCTACATAAGTCAAAACTATAATTTGGGTCTATACGAGGCTTATTTTCATTAAAATATGGTTCGCAATTATATTGCGTACTAGCATCACCATCTTCCGAATAACTATCACTACATATAAACTTATTTTTAAATTTATAAATTGCTCGACCAAAGTCTATTATTTTATATATTTTGCCAAATGTTTGCACTTTATAATGAATATTGTTATATTTATAATATAAATATTTTTTATCTGTAAACACATATACAATATTATTAGTATGTAGATCATTGTGAGTAAAGTGAAATACTTTTTGATATGTTATTAGTGTAAATAAAATTTGTAAAATAATTGACTCCCATTCAGCGTCACTTATTTTTTTACTTAAAATATACGAATCTAACGTGTCTTCGCAACATTCTAATACGATCATTTTAACTGGAAATTTGGNAATAGTACAATTAACATCGTCACATTGTGAATTATTAGAATCCGAACTCTCTGTTCCGCTACCACTCTCGTCGTCGCTATTTGTGTTATTGCTATTTGTTGAACTAGTTTTATTGCTAGCGCTTGAAGACTTTGTATTAGACGAACGCGAAGAACAAGTTAGCCCAGACTTACTTGTGTCATTAACACTTGTATTAATATTACTTGATTTATGAGACTGCTTTTCTATAATATTAAGATTTTCATATGTTAAATTACAGCTATTTGTGGTATGAATAGAATTGCTATTAGTTATTGTGTCCTCATAATTTATTAACTCATTTACGCTTGTTTCATTTACGCTTATTTCATTTACGCTTGTTTCATTAGTGCATGTACCATCGTTTTTACAAATAGATTGCTCATTAGAAATAATACATAAATCTAAATCTTCAATAGATAATGGAGTGCTAATATTTAATAATAATGTTTTCTTATTTTTTTTTGTATTGTTGAAAAAATAATTGACTTTGTCATTATCCTCTAAAAAGAAGAGACTATTTCTATGACTATGAAAATGATCTGATTCAGCTAAATATTCTATATCTTCCGATACATCTAATTTATATTTGTTTTTTATTCCTAAAAATCCACCATAATAATTTATTCCATTATAAAAATTATAGTCATTTAGTAGGCAACTTGATAAAAAGGAAAAAAATCCATCAATATATGCTGAATTATTTGGATCAGCAATTTTTTTATATNGACTATTATAGTCTATANTACTAATAGATGAATTAGNTGTATCACTAAATTTGGGTAGTTCTAATATATTGTAACTNTTATCGTATTTACCAAGCATATATTTGACTGGATCGACTAATGGGCTAAATTTTACATACATTTTTTTAGTATGTTTATTATTGCTATTATCTAAAACTGTTCCTACAAATTTATTATAGCTCTCTTTTTCCAAAATAGAGTCAAGTTGTAATTTATTGTTTAAATTAATTGAATTATAATTAGTGCTATTTAAATTAAAATAGTGTTCGTATAATGGAATATAATTTTGAGTTTTTTCTAAATCTAAAAACTCTTCTTTGTTAATTGTATCGAATAGCTCCTTGTTATAATTTTTTCTATAGTTTAACTCCATTTAATTTATTAATTATAATAATTTTTTTAATATATAACACAATAGTTTAATATATAATACAATAGTTTAATATATAACACAATAGTTTAATATATAATACAATAGTTTAATATATAATACAATAGTTTAATATATAATACAATAGTTTAATATATTGTTTAAATAACTGTATATTGTTTAAATAACTGTATATTGTTTAAATAACTGTATTAAGTTTAAATAACTGTATAATGTTTAAATAACTGTATTGAGTTTAAATATAAGTATATTTAATATACTTATTAAATAAGTAGTTAGCAATGACATTAGAATTGAAAAAATTTGATATAAAATCCATTAGTTTTAGGCCAGATGAAAATAAAGGACCAGTTATAGTCTTAATAGGGCGGCGCGATACAGGTAAATCTTATTTGGTGCGCGATTTACTTTATTATCATCAAGATATACCAATTGGAACCGTTATTAGTGGAACAGAAGCCGGAAACGGATTTTATGCCGAACATGTTCCTAAACTATTTATTCACGATGAATATAATACAGCTATTATAGAAAATATTTTGAAGCGGCAAAAAACGGTCATGAAACAAATAAGAAAAGAAGTAGAGGTTTATAAAAAATCTAATATNGACCCTAGNGCATTTGTGATTTTGGATGACTGTTTGTTTGATGCAACTTGGACTAAAGATAAAATGATGAGATTGTTATTTATGAATGGGCGTCATTGGAAGATCATGTTGGTCATCACTATGCAATATCCTTTAGGTATTCCTCCCAATTTACGCACAAATATCGATTACGTTTTTATATTGCGCGAGCCATACATAGCAAATAGGCGGCGTATATATGAGAATTATGCCGGTATGTTTCCTACATTTGAGAGTTTTTGCCAAGTTATGGATCAATGCACCGAAAATTATGAATGTTTAGTAATTAACAATAATGCTAAATCAAATAAGTTGCATGACCAAATTTTTTGGTATAAAGCAGACCATCATAAAACATTTAAATTAGGGTCAAAAGAGTTTTGGGAAATTAGTAAAAATTTAGACTCTGATAATGAAGAAGAAATGTATGACCCAAACATAAGAGATAAGAAAAAAGGTCCCAAAATTAATGTGCGTAAAACTAAATGGTAATGTGTTGTTTTTAGTTTTTAATTGTTATTTATTTAGTTTTAGTTTTTTAGTTTTTAATTGTTATTTATTTAGTTTTAGTTTTAATTAATTTATTATTATATATAAATGTCTGATAGAGGAGCTTGGAGAGTTGGACTCGGACTCCATGGTAACCGTAACCGTACAATTCCGGTTACAATGGATAGAATGGATAGAATGGATAGAATGGATAGAATATATAATAAAACTACAGGATATGAGCTTACACAATCAGAAATTAAAAGTTTTGAAGAAACTATAGATGAATTGAATCAAGAGCTTATAAATGTAAAGAATGAAAATACTGCTATTAGACAGCGAGTTATAACAGCAGAACGCATTGTGTCCAACATAAGAATGGCTTCTGAATCATCTCATAATGATAATCCATATAGAGAAACAAAGGACATAGACAATACTACTTCAAAATCTCTTAATATAGAGCTTGCTAATTTTTGTCTTTTCTATAAATTAAAAATTGACTTTCCAAATGAATTTTTATGTCCTATTACCCNCAGGATTATGGTTGACCCAGTTACAACCTCTGGAGGACATACATATGAATGGAGTGCTATTTCACGTTGGTTTAGAGAAGGAAAAAATAGAGACCCAGCAACAGGATTGGGATTAAATAATAACATATTGTATCCAAACCATGCACTTCGCTCAGCAATCCGCAATTTTGTTCCTACATGTAAGCTTATTATAAATGAGCTTCATAAAAACGAAGTTCCTAATAAAACACAAAGGTCTATAAGAATGCGTTCCGCACCGGCAGAATATGGCACACATTCAAAGTTAGTTAGTAAAACCAGAACAAAATCCAAAGTTAAAGCCAGCTCCAAATCTAGAAGTTCATCTACAGCTAAATCCAGAGCTAGAGAGACAGCGCCATCTTCATCAATGTTCATTCAAGAACTTGATGCGCGATAATAATTTGCGACTTTTGCAACGGGAGCAAAATAATATAGTGTTTCTATTTTGTATTAAATAAAGACTATAGTGAATCTTATGTAATAAACAGTAATAATTTTGCTACCGTTGCAACGGGAGCAAAAAATAATGGGAGTGGTGGTCATAATATTCAAAAATATTTTCTAAATATTAAAACCTTTTTACATTTCAAACGCCGATTCTTACTTACATAAAATTTAATAAATAATGCCTTCTATTACGTTACAGCGCACTAAATATTAAAAATACACATATTAATATATGTGGGCGATCTACGATTATACTAACTTTCCAACTGTTTATGTAACTATTAGTGGTTCAATTGAGAAGCCAAGCGATTTTACACATTTTATAGATCAATGGTTAAAATTATTTAATAGCGGCACAGAGTTCAATTTATATTTCAATACTGTTAATTGTGGTTACATAAATATAAAATATGCTATTTTAATGGCCTATAAAATTAGACAATTTAAAAAAAACAAATTTACTAACTTACAATTTAGCAAAATAACAGTAGCAAATAAATGTATATTAATTTTATTGCGTCTAATTTTTTATATAGAAGCACCAATTGCTCCTGTTGAAGTATATTATGAGAAAAATAACATAATTAGCAGCGAACATTTTTATCCACATTAAACATATTTTAACTATAATTAAAATATTTTATTATATATATAATGAGTTATAGAGAAGAAGACAAAGAATACTTATTTAAAATAATAGAAGCAGTAAATATAATTGAAACGCATATAATAACTAACCCTAAGATTAAAGAATTTATATTGTCTATAGCAAATGATGATATAATAAAAAAACTAGATACAATACAAAATGCGGAGTTACAAAATTATATAGCAAGAAATACATCGGAAGAGGATACTATATTTAACAGATTATCTAGCTTAGTAAATGCTATAATTTATATTACATATTTGCTATATTTACTTACAGATTTTTATGAATATAAAGAATATGCAAAAGGCAAAGATGACATAATATTTAATAATGTAAATGTTAGCCAAATTAAAGATATTGTTCCAACATTATTAACCAATAAAGTACAAATAATAGCCGAATTGTATGATGCTTACAACTCAAAATCTAAATCAAAAAAAGAATCTATAAAGTTTTATAATACATTCTTTGATATACAAAAACTTGATAATGAATATCTATATTTAACTAATCCTATGGCCGTTGGTAAAAAATTTACCAAACATAAGCGAGGCTATAAGCGAGGCTATAAGCGAGGCTATAAGCGAGGCTCTATGAGGGGCTCTAAGCGACTCTCTAAGCTAGTCTCTTTAAGACATAAGCGACGTTAATAATATAACAAAATAATAGATTAATCATATAATTTTATATATATTTTAAATATTTAATATATATATAATGAGCCGGCGTTTAAGAACAACGCTAAAATCATTAACAAGAAGAAATAACGCACTAAGTATAAGAGCAGTTCAGGCTCCAATAACGACTCTTAGTACATGGATAGTAATAAGACCCAGAGGTAGAGTTCCATATTATTACAATATTGAAACACGAAATGTTTCATATGGTGAACCTGTTAATGCTGTTATTATAGATAGCTATAGGGAACTTGGAAAGATGGTTGCCAATGAGGCGGCATCAAGAGCACGTTATCTTGCTCGTGAGCGTCGTCGAACTGAAATAGTAGCACCGTCT